CGCTGCACCTCGGACTGGAAACCGTACGCCATGGCGCGGCCCATCTGTTGCGCGTCTGCCATCGACGACATGCCGGCAGGTTGCTCGACCTGTGGCCCGATCAACCCAGGCAGTTCCGGGGCCTCGGAGTAGAGTTGTTCGATCGGTGCGACGGACGACCCGAGAGATCCCGGACGCTGCCCCGCACGGAAACGCGCCTGCCGGTTCTGGTATTCGTTGACGGCCTTGGCTGGGTCCCAAGTGCCTTGACTCCACATCTCGCCGGCGGTGCCAAAGACGCCGAGCCCTTCGGTTTCCGCCCTGAGCTTCAGGAACTGATCTAGCAGTAGCAGGGCGCTTGCGATCAGAGCAGCGAGCGCGCCCATGGTCGCAATGAGGGGAGCCATCGAGGTTGCCGCTAGCGCGGTCATGGCGAACTTGAGAGCCGCGGTCGCATGCGTTGCGCTGAGCACGATCAACTGGTAGGCAGCGGTTGCAGTCGTAGCCACCTTCACGGCAGTCGCGAGCGTGTAGTACGTGATCGCCAGTGCGCCGATGGCCTTGAGACCGAAAACGATCTCGCCCTGGTGCTTGCTGACGTCGTCCAGGTAACCCGTGATCTTCTGCTGGATCAGTCCCTGATTCGCGGCGATCCAGTCGTTCGTACCCTGGACGATCTTCCGTAGCGGGCCGCTCTCGGTGTTGTAGAGCGCCTCCGCCAAGCCTTCGAGCTTGTTCTTCGTCTTCGTCAGGTCGCCGCGCAGCGTGTTCTGCGTGAGCTGCGCGCGGAACTCTGCGGACCCTCGCGCCGTCGTGCGCAGCTCCCCTGCAAGGTTCGCCACCTTGTCCTTCATCGTCGACAGACTGAGGCCGGCCTTGATGCCACGGTCGCCGAGTAGCTCAGAGAAGAACGCCGCCTGTTCCATGTTGCCGCCGGCCTTCTCGGCAGCAGTGGCGAAGTTTGCGAGCACCTCCGTCAGCGGGAGCATGTTGCCCTTCGCATCCTGGAAGCCGATCCCGAACTCCTTCATCTTCGCTGTTGTCGCCGCGGTCGGTGACGCGAGACGAAGCAGCATGGTCTTGATCGCTGTGCCGGCCTCTGCCGCATCGATGCCGACGTCCTGCAGCAACGCCACGGACGCGACGACCTCCTCGAGCGGGATGTTGAACATCCGCGCCGTGGCTGAAACGTTGGCCATCGACTCGCCGAGGCTCGACACGGACGCAGACGTTGCCGAGGATGCGAACGCCAGTGAGTCAGCAACCCGGCCGGTCTCCGCCGCTTCGAGTCCCATGCCCTTGAGCACGGCGGACGCGATGGCGGTGGCCTCCGCCAGCTCCATGTTCTCGACGGCAGCCATCGCGAACACGGGCCGGATACCCTGCATGATCTGCGCGTCCGTGAAGCCCGCCTTAGCCATCTCCGTCATGCCCTTGACGGCCTCGGTCGCGCTGTATCGCGTGGTGAGTCCGAGCTTCTTGGCCTCCTCTTCCAGCGCGGCGACCTGACTCCGTGACTTCATCGACACCGCGCCGAGGTCCGCCACGGCTTGCTCGAAGTCCATGCCGGCGCCGACGACCTTGGCGCCAATTCCTCCCACCGCTACCCCCGCAACTGCCGCGGTGCGCGCGATCTCATTGATGCCAGACGAGACCTTGCTCGTGAGCCTGCCCATCTTGTCCAGGCCCTCGGCGAACCGGTGGGCGCGGCTCTGCATCTTCGAGACTGGACCGGTGAACCGATCCAGCGCCCGGAAGATTGCCTCGACAGAGAACCGCCCAGCCATGATCCTATCTCGACTTCAGTTTCACTTGGGGCCGGGGTTGCGTTGCGCGCTTCAGTGACTCGCGTAGGCCGTCGTAGAAGAACCGGATCTCGGTGAGCGTGAGCGTGCGCGGGTCGGGTAGCCCGGGGTAGTCGCGGCAGATTTGGATCAGCATCTCCGAGTAGACGTCGAAGAGCCGGTGAGCCCAGCGCGCGGGGTACGTTGGCACCGCGTCGGGCTTGTCCTCGATCCACCCGAGCGCCCGACCGCTGGCGACGAGGCGAGCGTTGAGCCCGCACCGCACCAGCGGCGTCCGCGCGTTCAGGCTAAAAACAGGGTACCCAGCGCGAGCACGACACGCAGATCGCGCTGCTTGAGAGCCGCGATCCGCGTGATGCCAGCGCCCGTCTGCTCACCGATGACCGCGAGCATCTTCGAGACGTCGTGATCTTTCTTGCGCAGGTCCGCCGCCATGAGGTGCGCGCCGACCACCTCCGGAAAGGTGAGCACTCCCTTGCCGTCGGTCGGTGTGTAAACAGGCTCGCCGCTTGTATTCACGACGAGCCTGCCAGCGACCATGGCCTCGATGATGAGGCGCTTGTGTTTCTCGAATCCCTTCAGGTCATCGGCATCCATCTTGGCAGGGTCGATGTCGAGATCCATGGCCTCGGCGAATCGCTCGAACTCCGACTCGGCCACATCGAGACCCATGGCCGGCTTCTCTTCTGCCTTCGTTTCACGCTTCTCGGGTGTACTTGCCATCACTCATTTCCTCCGTTGCTGACCCCCGCAGATCAGCTCTGAACTTCGAGCTTCTGCGGGCCCTTGAACGTGATCGGGCAGGTCACGTTCTGCGTGCTCATCTTGATCTCGTCGCAGGGAATGCCCTCGCCCTGGTAGATCTTGCCCGACGCCAGGTGGAACGTGATCGGCACATTGACCAGTCCGTCGGCGATGGCCTGCAAATACTCCTGGTCCCCGCGTGCGTCGTCGATCTCCAGGGACAGACCGTCGAAGCTCCATGGCACCCGCGTCTTGATGATCCGCGTGTTGCCGTCGCCATTGCTCTGCTCGTCGTTCGTGAAGCCGCCGAGACTCCGATTCGCGTCCGCGTCCGCCGCGACTGCGAAGTTCCGGCCCTTGACCGTTATGCTCTCGATGCTGCCGCCTACTGCCGCCATGATGATGCTCGCTTTCCTGGTGCTCGACAGGGCGAGGCCACGGGCGCGCAACTGCGCACCGCTCAGCCCCGCCCGTGTCGTGCCGGGTTACTGGTTGAGGGTCTGCGGCTGCGCTCAGCCGAGGTAGAAGCCGAACTTCTGCGTGTGGTTGATGATGTTGGCGTTGCCGCTCAACGGGAACGTCACCGTGGTGTCGAGGCGCTTCGAGTTCGTCGAGCTGATCTCCGCCGTGATCGTCGTCTTCGCCCAGGCCGGATCACTGATGATCGCCTTGCCACCGAGCGCGTCGAGCATCTGCGCAATGGCTGCCTTCGCTGCCGAGGGCTTGCGCGCGGTTGGCTCCGTCGTCGCCTGCGAGTCCGGAATCAGCGCGGCGCCGTCCCACTCGGTCGTGTCGAAGATCGCTGCGGTGTTGTAGATGCATTGCTGCAGCTTGACGATGTCGCAGACGTACCGGTAGCAGGGGTCCGTGTCGCCCGAGGGCGCGTACATCGTGACCACGTCGCTGATGCACACGACGCCGTCGCGAACCTCGATCGTCGAGCAACCGTCCTTGAGCGCGGCGTCCCGGGTCGGGTGGTCCCACTGCTGCGCGTCGGTCCCGGGGAGCAGCCCCGTGGCCTGCAACGAGCCGTAGTCGTGGGACGGCGTGTTGTTCGCCATGACCGCAATCCTGGCGAGCTGCCGCGCGGCCACGACGCAGGGCAGGTTCGGGGAGCCGGGGGCCACGAGCTGCGAGGCGATCCGGTCGGTCGTGCGGGTCTCGGTGGTGACCACCGCATCCGCCTTTGCGGCCGCCGTGTTGCCGCAGAAGAAGACGCAGGGCTTGTGCACGAGCTCGCCCCAGCGCCCCTCACCCCAGGTCTGGATCAGGTTCCAGGCCGTCGAGTTCGTGAGGTTGAGCGAGCAGAGCCCCATGGTGTACCAGGTGCTCGGACCGAGTTGCGCCAGCGCGGCCACGACGCTCGGATCGGTTGCGCCGCCGGTCGGCTGCACGATCGCGAACGTCACGCCCAGCGCCGGGGCCTGTCCGGTCGCGTCGACGATCTCGACCACGATGTCGTTGCCGGACTCGCCCTTCCACGGGGCGGTCAGCACGACGGTGGCCGCCGGCACGGTGATCGTGAAGGCGTCGTCGACCTCGAAGTCCGTGCTGCCGTCGGTGATGGTCCCGCCGAGGCCAGACTCGCTGAACACGCAGGTGCCGCCGGGGCCGGGGGTGATCGTCAGGTCGTCGGCGACCTCGGTGCCATCCGGATCGGTCAGGCTGAACACGCCGCCGTTCGTGACCTTGGACGTGCAGGTCAGTACCCACGCGCCCGGGATGGTCGTGGCTGCAGCGGTCATCGACGTCAGCGTGCCGGTGCCGGTATTGCCGGCGTGCGTCTCGCTCAGAGCGCCGTAGGTCCAGGTCGCGACCGCCGGCAGGTGCAGCACGTCCTGGATCGCCTGGCCCAGGTCGTGGCAGACCGCCGACACGTCGATCGCGCCAGCGGCGATCGTGAACGCCTCGGACAGGTAGCCACCGATCCGGGCGTAGTACGTCCCGGCCGCGGTGGCCGTGCCGCTCGGGGTGATGCTCCCAGCCGCTGCCGCTGCGCCGCCCGCGTCGTCGAGCAACAGGAAGTCGACCTCGATCGATCCCACGCCGTCGCCGTTGGTTGGGAACAGCTCGCGAGCGATCAGGTAGGCGGGGCTGCGGTAGCCGGCGGCCGTGCCGACCTGCGCCGCAGTGGTCGCCGTGAACTTCGTGGTCGAGGGCGTCCCCTCGGTCGTCGCCTGCGCGATGATCGCCAGGTGCTGCGGGAGATACAGGACCTGACCGGATCGGAGGTCGCTGTACTCGGTGGTGATGCCGAAAGCGCGTGCCCGGGTGCTGGCGGAGATGGACATTGATTTCCCTTGCCGGGGGCGAGCCCCGTCGTTGTGGGGCGCTCGCGCCCGCCTGGTCTGTGGCTGCTGACCTCGCGCCTACGCGGTGAGGTCGGTGGTGACTGTCGAGTAGGTTTCGCCGGTGGCAGCAGGCGTCACCTCACCGGTGATCGCGCGCTTCAGCACCAGCGAGATGATCTCGCAGGCTTGGCCTACGTACTGCGGGGAGACCTCGTTGAACTCGGCGCGGAATTTGATCCGCCAGCCGACGATGTTCTGCACGAAGCGATCCTCGGACTGCGGTTGGAATCGCTGCGTGCCCTCGACCCATCGCTTGCCGACGAGTCCACGCATGTCGAGGTAGGTGTACTGCGAGGCCATCAGGATTGCGCGCACCAGTTCCCGGGCCCGCTCAGCCTCGGACGATGCAGCAACGTCCCCCGGGTCGTGCCCGGTGTCGGTCTCGGTCGCGATCCCGTATCCGTAGCAGTCGAGCCAGAACATGGTCCCGGCGCGTTGCCGCTCGACCACGTTCCCGGTCTTCTCCGGGTACTCCTGATCGCCGGTTGAAACGCAGACGATCGGAACTGCGGCCGCTGCCGACTGCGGGGGCGAGTCGATCCACTCAGACCAAGGCGCCGCCGCTTCCGTGAAC